ATATTTGACAGGTGCTCCTCGTTTTCTCCAATTAATATGACTAGTGATATCCATATGTGCTGCTTCACTAATATTATCGAAGTAATCCAATAAACAAACACCTGTGTCTTGATCTAATACAAAAATATTAATTAGCTCATTATTATAGTTTTTTGATCTTAATTTGGTTCGCATAATGACCTGATAAAACAAATAAGCACTAAACATATGTGTGATACAACGCAATTGTTCATGTTTGGATTGCGAAGATAACCAATTATCAATAATAAACTTTTTAATTTGCGGATCTGGGATAAGTGCTGATTCTAGACTGATATTATAATAATTCTGTAAATCATTCATGCCATGTACATTGTGATTGACACGATTTTCAATATCTCCCATGTTTTGTTTTTCGGCATTATTTCTAATAGTAATAATTTCTCCTAGGGCATTTTTCGTTACATAGTTATGGTATTTTTCAAGTATTTCTGGATAATTTTGTCTTTTGTTATTACTCCAATTGAATTTGTTGTCATGACTGGTATGTAATTTAATATTACCCATATGTCTAACAAAACGATATTCTTTTGGAGTGTAATATTGAAACTTGTGTTTATTCATCCAATGAAACATTTTGGTGTTATAAAAAGCCGCACTGGCAATATACACACTACGCCAGTTTTTAAGTATTTCTGGATTAAGTGTACTGATTACAGTAGCAACACCACCATCTTGTCCATTAAGAATATGCCAACCCTTACTTGTTACATGATGAACAAAGTTTTTATCTGTAATGTTTTTAAAACTAGGACTATCACTTAATAATCCCTGTGTAGGTTCACGAAATTGATATAATTGATACCATTCAATATCATTGTCTTTGGTACACTCAATTGTTTGTTCAATGATGTTACTTTCAAATTGAAATAAATTGTATAAATCGTAATTTGGTTTCCATACTTCATTGTTTACGCTGGAAACATCTGTTTTACGAATAATATCATCCAATGCTTCGTCAATGATTAAATCATATGACATTTTGTGACCTGTCATGGGTAATTTTACAAATGCTTGGTGAGTAATGATAATGATATCAGTACCCACTTTCATGTTATATAAACATGCTTGAATTGTATTGTTAAAATCATTGCTATCTGTATTATACAGATTGCTATTGATGATTTGTATTGGATAATCTAAATCTTTCTTGTATTGTTCTTGTAATTTAATACTGGGAACAACTACTAGTGTTTTAATGTTGTTTTGTTTGTTTGCGTGAATACGCTTGTAAATACCGTCTGTGGTTTTACCTTGGCCACAGCCTCTTTGGTCAATTGTTATCATATTTCTTTCCTTAATTTATGAATCTCCGTACGTCAATTTCGTCACTCCATATATAACTATTTGCTAGAAGTGAATCCCCAGTAGCGAGCTGGGGATTCTAGTCATAATCGGAGAATCATGTCAAAATTTCATTAGAAAGAAATAATTACATGGATAGATGTGACGAGCATCTACATGTATTTAATACTAAATTAAAATAATTGTAAATTCTAATGGGTCATTTTTTGTCAACATTTAACGACATTTAGCATACATGTTGTTGTAAATTAACGACAGTTGTTGTATTTTAGCAACCCCACAATTATTTGACAATATTTTACATGTTTGCTATACTAGACATTCAACATGGAGGAATGTTAATGAATGAGTTAGATATTTTACGAGAGATACAAAATGAGTTTGAGGGCGTGCTAATCAACGCAGAAATTGAGTTAAATCTAGACAATACTAAAGTAGTAGAGCGTATCATTCGTTACAAAAAACTGCGTGATCAATTAGATGACTTAGTATTAGATATGACAGATAGATATCGCAATGAGTGTAATGACTACATTGACGAACGTCAAACTGTTGCGTAATTACAACAAGCACACATTTGACAATAAATCAAGTGTGTGCTATACTGTCTTTTCATTAATCAATTTAACGGAATTGTTATGTCACAATTAAACAAGGCGATCAATGATGACATTCATGTACTCATCAAGTTATTGGAAACTGCCAAAGATATGCCTAACCACAATAAAAAAATTGCCTTGCTACAGCAAATCGCACGAAGTGTCGATGGCTATCATTTTTTCTGGGCTGAAAAACTCAATAAATATTTGGTATAAAATGAAATCAGTTTTTAATAAAAAATTGCGTATTGGTCCATTAAATTGGGATATTAAAGAATTGCCTGATGAGGAATGTTTAAAGTTAGATGGTAAATGTAGTGTTCCTATTGACGCAAGCATTTATATAAATCCAAACCTTAAAGGAATGGAAGCATTAGAAACATTATTACATGAATCAATTCATGCAATCGATGGCATGCGTAATCTTAGATTGAAAGAAGAAATGGTAGAAAAATTAGGTTATAGTATTGCCTTGTTGTTATATCAAAATAAATGGATTCTTAATTACGCTAAAGATAAAATTAGTGAGGAAATTAATTGAAATCAATAATTATTGCAAGTGTCCTACTTTTAGGTGGTTGCTCAACTGGTTGTCATACCAGTTGTTTTGCAGGGATTGGTCCAGGTAATAGTGTATTTGACAGTTACGCTAGCTATTCAAATCGTAGTGACCCATGTCAATTTGTAGGTAAAACAGATGGGTATGTTTTACCCAATTATTGTTTTCACAATCGTGGCAAAACTGTTAGAGTTGTAACTGACAAAAATGGAAAATTATTATACTTAATTAAATGAAAGCATATATGTTACATGATGTATTTGCTATGGGTGATTGTACATATTATGTAGAAACACCATGTAGTGGTACATTTTACTTTAAAAGTAAAACTGAGGCAAATAAATTTATAAATTTTTATAGTGAATATACAAATAAACAAAATTATAAAGATATCGCTAAAAAACTAAATAAAAATGTAACGAAAGTTACATGACATTTTTAAAATCCTGACACGCCCCCTTTAATGGGGGCAACCTATATGTTTGAAATAATTTGTCAATACCAAAGGACTAAAATGAGTAACTTAACACCACTTGAGCATTTTTGTGTAGTATACCAAGCAAGAGTTGAAAATACTGGTCAAAAAATTATTAGTGGTATGAATATACCACCACATTTGCCACAAGGTGTTCCTGTACAAAATGTTGATTTAACCTATAAAACTGAAAATGAAATAGCAATATACATGGGTGAAGAAAAATTTAGTAGATTTATTGAAAATCATATGCGTATAGTAAGTTTAATGTATGGTGTTGTGGAAGATAAGAGAATAAAAGATCAATTCGAAAAATTAATGATTTTAGTCAACCTAACAAAATGATAAATAACCAAGTATAAGGAAATAATTATGACTGAACAAATTACCACGACTGAACAAGTTATTACGGACAACTCACCAGAACAAAATGAACTAGAACAAAAAGGTCAAAAAGTTAATGTTAATGTAGACTTTTTGCGTACCACAAGGGTACATATTGCTATGCCCTGTTATGGAGGCATGTTAACAGAAAGCACATTTATGAGTTTTATAAAATGGGCTAACACAGCAAGACAGCTTGGTATTGATTGGACATTGGAAACAATGGTCAATGAAAGTTTAATTAGCCGAGCACGTAATACATTGACTGCTAAATTCCTAGCAATGAGTGAACCAGAGAAACCAACACATTTATTTTTTGTAGATGCTGATATTGGTTGGGAACCATGGCATTTACTTGTACTATTAGATAGAAATGTAGATGTAATTGGTGGTTTGTATCCAATGAAAACATTTCCAATAAAATGGGTAGTAAATGGATTTGAAGGTGCTGAAGAAGGACCAGATGGGTTACAGGAAGTTAGTAAAGCTGGTACTGGATTTCTACTAATGAAACGACATGTATTTGAAAAAATGAAAAATCATCCAGCAGTAAAAATGTATAGAAATGATATTGGTTTAGATCCAATGTTTGATCAATACTTAAAAACATATTTTGACACTGCTGTTAGACAAAATCGCTATTATAGCGAAGATTGGACATTTTGTGAAAATTGGCGTGATTTAGGTGGTAAAGTATGGATAGACAAACGTGTTTTACTACGGCATACCGGTACTATTACATTTTGTATGGAATCACAAGAACATATAATGAAAGAATTCGACAAAATGAAAATAGAAATGGAAGAATTCCGTAAAAAGCAAGAAAACAAATCTTAGAAAAGGGTGACCCAGCATTGCGCTGGGTCTTGTAAAGTTGACATATAAGGAATATATGTGTGTTTGAAAAACGGAGAGAGTAAGGACCTCAACTTTACTTTGTTATTTATCTGTTTTGTTTACAAAGGTAATTTTTGGTGGTATAAATTGTATCTCGCTGATTTGATTACTACGACGACCAATTATTCTTAGTCCACACCAAACACCAGCCAAGAAAGTCATAATTGTCATAAAAACAACAGCCACAATTAGTATTTCAGCAACTTGATGTAGCCAACTTGGCAGTGTTTTAAGAAAGGCTATCAGTGATTCCAGCATTTAATATTCCAAAAAACTTTTCAGCAAGTGTTACATCAGTAAAATAATACCAACCTTCGTAGGGATACGTATAGGTATCATGTAATGTTTCTACCAATGTAGTTCCATCTGGGAATGTAATACAATTATCACTGTATTGTAGGTAATTGTCAAAATATGCGTAAAAACCACTAGTATCAACTGTTTCATTCATCGTGTTACGCTCCAATTCTTTAATGTTGCTATACTAGTATTCAATACACTAAATGTTAATGTTTGTGTATTAGCAGTACCACTTGCGGGTGTACTGATTATTATATTAGCATTAGCATTGATTGTATCAATAAATGTACCATATAATAATGTACCATTACCATCAGTAGTTAGTGGTAATGCTGCTCCACCTTGGCTATTTGCTACTTGGAATGTATTTGCTGCTGTGTTTACAACATAATATGGTGTGTATACACTAATTCCAGTTGTTGTAGTTATTGTGCTAAAACTAACAATAGTGTTATTGTTAATACCATGATTAGTTAGTGTGACAGTATCACCAGTGTCTTGGAATGTAACTGCTCGTCCATTACTAATATTGTTACCAGTAACTAACATACCAGTGCTTAATCCAACTGTATTGGCTATAACAACAACATTACTAGCACTAGTTGTATTACTTGATTTAGTAACAACTGTATCAACGCCTGGGTTTGCTGTTACATTGATATTGCGTAATGTACTATTACCTGCTTGTAAATTACCAAATACAGTTTCGATTGCTGATTTTGTTAGTCCACCAGTTGTTAATATTGTGTTACCTTTAATGTCTTGTAAATTTGCTGTTGATAAGCTTCTAATATTTGTATCTGCTTGTACCCCAACATTACAAATTAATGCTGGTATTTCACGCAATGAGGCACAACTACGAAACATTTGTTCGCCACTAGTTGTTAATGTTAATGTGCCTGGTAATGTTATTTTTTCTAAATTAGTACAAGCATTAAAACAAAAAGCACCATTTGCTATAGTTGTAATATTTGGTCCTACTAATTCAAAGTTTTTTACATTGGTTGCGTTGTTTAACATCAAACTTAAATTAACACTTGTAGCAGTGCTATTTGGTGTAAGTTTTAAGTTACTAATACGACTAAAATCAAAAGTACGAGTAAAAGTATTTGCGTTACCTAACACTAAGTTACCCAATTCTAATGTACTTAATGTATTAGCAAACATAGAGTCTACATTGCTTGCCAATGGGAAGTTTTGATTTGGCAAATTACCAATACCACTTAAACTAAACATTAATCTTGTGTTACTACAATTACCAAAACTTTGATCATTAATAGTTGACAAACTTGATGTGCCACTATACATAGAACTAGCGTTACTTACATTGCTTACATTACTTATATTAACATGTTCCAAAGCAAAACAATTGCTAAACATATTATCAGTTCTTGTTAAATTACTAGTGGTTGATAATGTAATTGTTCTTAATGATTGGCAATTACTAAAAGTTGCTGATAAATTACTTACTTTAGGTAAATTTAAGTTTACATCTGTTAAACTTTGACAGGCATTAAATGCGTTACCCATATCAGTGACATTGCTATAATCCCAATTTGGAATACTATTTAAATTTGTACAAGATTGAAAACGACTATTTACATTTGCTACATTGACTGTATTCCAATATGGTAATGTTTCTAAACTATAACAATTTGTAAAGGTAGGTATACTAGTTGCGTATTCCATTTGTACATACCCAATACTACGCAATTGATGACAGTTTACAAACATATTACCAACATCAGTAATTTGTCCAGTTATATTACCTGTTAGTTCTAAGGTTCTACAATTAGCAAACAATCCAAAAATATTACAGTTACTATTATTGCGAAAACTAAGATTACCAACACTTTTCATGTTTATATTGTCTATAAACAAATTTGCTGCTGAGGTAACATTGCTTAATACTAAATCAGGAAATTTACTTAAACTATTAAGTAAACCAAATGTAGCACTCATTGTTGTTACATTACCCATGTCAGGTAATTCTATACTTTGTAATTTTTGTAAGGCATAAAACAAATTACTAAAATTAGTATAACTACTACTCATACTAACAATTTTTACATGTTCTAATAATGGAAATACTGCGTTAGTGGCAAATGTTGTGCTATATTGTAATGTTAATAATGTTAAATTTGGACTACCTATTAATATTTCCAAGTATCTACGATAATTTGTTTCACCTGTACCTGCTCCTAAGTTAAAATTTAATTGTGTTAAATTTGCTGTTTGTGGAGTTACAATAATTGTTGCTGTTTTATATCCATAACTTGTTGGACTACCACTTAATGTAGCGTAATCATAAATGTGACTTGCTGTGCCACCACTAGCAATTGTATCAGTTACTCCATCACCCCAATCAACAACATAGTTACCACTACTACATGTTCCTATAAATCGTACCCAATTGTTATTGTCATCATATACAGCAACCAATATTGCTGCCTTTTGGTCTGTTACAGATATACTTGTTTCAGCAGGCCATTCACTAGGTCTAGTCCAATTAGTTCCTATATTAGTAATAACAGGAGGTTGACTATTTGGAATATTGCGTATGCGTGTGGTATCTATTCCATTATTTTCTAATACGCTTACACTCATGTTAATTCAGATCCAAATAAATTAAAACTGAAATTAGCACTACTAGCATAAACAGTAACAACATCTGTAGTTGCTAAACTTATACCTAATGTAAGAAATAAACTATTATTGGCAGCAACAGGTACATCATAAGCAATATAATGTTGATTTGCTTGACTTGCGCCAGCAGGTCTTACACTGATTCTAATTGTTCCACTTGCTGATCCACGATTAGCAGCGACCAATGTACTACAAACAGCACTTGTTGCTGCTGGTACTGTATATAAGTCACTTGGTGTTGTTGCTGCTGGGGCACTTTGCCCTAATACTTTGTATGTTGTTGCCATTTTTTAACCACCCATTAATAAGAAAGGATTGAAGGTTTCGCCACCTCCACTTATTGTAGAAAAACTTAAATTACCACTACCATCTGTTATAATAGATTGACCATTACTTCCACCTAATATGGTAATATTTGCTATGTTACCTAAATTACTGTTGTTCGATACATTGATATTTGCTACTGTAAGTAAATTTACATATTTGTCGTATGTAAACTCTGCGTTTGGTGTTACGTCCTGATATAATGTTGTAGAATTACCAAAAACTACTGGTAAAGGTGTGTTTGTTAAAAAATTTAAATTTGATAAAACTACACTATTACTTTGTGCTGGTATGCCATTAATCCATACGTTTAGACCATTATCATATACAATTGCTTCGCCATTATTTAAATTTCCACTGTCAACATTAACATCATGTAATTCAACTAAACTTGTTCCTGTTTCAACACGAACTTGTAATTTACCATTTGTACTAGTTGGTGTACTACTTTGTACCAATACAGCAGCTACTGGAATAACAGGATTTGGCCATGTAGGTAATGTGCTGGTAAGATTTCCTTGAGTGTTCCCTGCCAAATATAAAATACTTCCTGCTGTAAAAGCATTTGTTTTTAAATTGTATACTTCCCCAAAACTTTGTACATAACCAAAATTACCATTTCCAATATCTTCGGGTGCTATACCCATTACATATCTTGGTATAAATCCAACTGACGCAGTGTTTGCTGGTGCTGCTAAAATAGTATCACCCTGTACACCATTAAACATTGTTACTTGACCAGCAGTAATATTACCATTTGCTTTAACATAATAATATTGGTCTTCACCAACTTGTTGGGTAATATTACCTATCATATCAATTGCTACAGTATCCTTATTATCATCCCAATAAAGTTGACCTGTGACAAAAGTTGGAGCATTAGCATTTGTATTAAATTGTAATAAATTTGCGCTAGATATAGCGTTGCTTACAAATATATTTTCTATTGTTAATGTATTGTTGGTATTATTAAAACTAAAAACATTACTTCCAGCGAAATTACCATTATTATTATATTGAACTTCTGTATTGCTACCACCTGGACTACCACCTGATCCAGTTATACCTTGTATACCTTGTATACCTTGTATATTAGCACCTTGAATGCCCTGAGTTCCTTGTATACCCTGTATATTAGCGCCTTGTATACCTTGAATGCCCTGAATACCTTGTATATTAGCACCCTGTATACCTTGAGTTCCTTGTATGCCCTGTATGTTAGCGCCTTGTATGCCCTGAATTCCCTGAATACCTTGAATATTTGCGCCCTGTAAACCTTGAATGCCCTGAATACCTTGTATATTAGCGCCCTGTATACCTTGAGTTCCTTGTATGCCCTGTATGTTAGCGCCTTGTATACCTTGTATGCCTTGTATGCCTTGACTACCAAATCCCTGTATGCCCTGTGTACCTTGTGTTCCTACACCCTGTAATCCTTGTATACCTTGAATGCCCTGAATACCTTGACTACCAAATCCCTGTATGCCTTGTGTACCTTGTATTCCTAAACCCTGTAACCCTTGTATGCCTTGTCTGCCTTGTATGCCCTGATTACCAAATCCTTGTATACCCTGTATACCTTGAAAACCCTGTACACCATTGCTACCTTGAATGCCTTGTACACCCTGTATACCTTGATTACCTATTCCTTGTATACCCTGTGTACCTTGTATACCAAGTAATCCTTGAACGCCTTGTCTACCCTGTAATCCTTGAAGGCCTTGTAGTCCCTGTAATCCTTGACTACCAGTAGGGGCACGATTAATGCTTACCTGTACATTTGCTGGAGGTTCAACTGTTACACTTACATCATTGTTATAAACTTGTATAAGATTAGCCATAATTGATTACACCATCGCTGTTTACTAGAAACAATAAAAATACTTGCTCATCATATGCTGGGTTAACGCCAGCTGCTGGAAAACTTATTTTAACACGACCAGTAAAACAAGCTGGTTCAGTTGCATTAATATCTAAATCAGGGTCACCAGCAATCAAACTCCAAGTATCAGCATCAATAGTCATTGTAAATGTACCTGCTGTATTATTAACATTTGTAATTGGTAAATTAATTGGACTTGGACTAATTGTATTAGCAACCATAGTTCCTGATGCTGTTGTTGGTGTAAATGTTGAGCCACCAGATGTAGTGCTTATTGTAAATGTTGTGCTAGTAATAATTGATTTAACATAGTATGTGGTATTGATTGCTACAGTACCAAATACAGTTCCAGTAAAACGAATTGGTTTATCTACATAAAGCAAATCTGTTGTATCACATGTAAATGTATTATCTATAGCACTGGTTGCTGTTATAGTTGCTACAGCAGGAACTAGTGGATAATCACGTATTTGAAAATCTAGACCTGTTCTGCTGTCATGAAAATCTGTTATAGCACGACGAATAATCTGTGCTGATATCGTAGCACCTGTTAAATTGACTGGAGTTGTGCCTGTTTGCCAACCGCTGACATAACTAGTAATGTTATTCCAAGCAAAGTTCCAAAAATCTTTTTGATCGTATATTAAGTTTTGTGCTAGAATTTGTCCATCAAAGCCAGCAACTTGCGAGAGGGTGTTTTGTGAAAACTTAGCCATTTGCTAATTCCTTCTTTCTTGGTTTAGAAACACCGGTCAGTGTTATTGATATTTTTTCTTTATGTTCTAAAGATAAAGGTCCTGTTTTTTTCCCCTTATTCCATGGTATTCTGTTTATAAAGGATTTTTTTGTATATGTTCTATTTGGTGCGGCATCACGATTATTATCGGCATTAGATTGAATTAATACATTATCTATTGTATATCCTCCTTGGTCACCAATACGAGACATAACATATTGACCTTTTTTGCGCCCTCGTTGTTCCCATTTACCTGATTGTTGCCATATATCCCACCATTGTTCAAATGTAAGGGTGAAATCAATTCCACGAAGCCGAGCTTGGGTTTTTTGATTCCAATATTTTTCTTTAGATGTTTTCATACTTTCCTCTCTGCTATCTCGCATGTTGACCACAGTGTGCTGTCTCGCAAGTCTATGGTGTATACTGTATTTATATAATTTTATTGACTGTATAAAAGCAATTTACTTGTACTATTTGAACTCACAAATGTTGTTAAATATTGAGCATTTTCACTTATTGAAATACTTGTACCAAAATTAGTTGAATTTGCTATTGGATTATATAAAATATCTTGAAATACATAATTACCTGAAAATAATTGATATGTGAATATTGTTCCAGGGGCAAATCCTACATTAGGAGTAAAATTATTACTACCTATTGTTAAAAAAGAATTACCAATGTCAATCATATTTTTTATACCACCAAAAAAATCTTGTTGATAAAATGGATCAGGAGTTAATATTTGAGTTTGTGTCCATGTATTAGAAATTAAAGAAAAAATATAAACCTGTCCAACGTTGGATATGTTTCCAACGTTTGCGTCTGGTTCACTTATGGCTATAAGGTTACCATATGGATGAATTTTTAAACTTCTACCAAAACTATAAGCATTAATATTTGATCCATATAATGTTGTTGTTAATGACCATGTTGTATTACTTCTATTATATATTTCTACTTTACCTTGATTATTTGAATATTCAGGATATCCAATGCCAATGACTGTCCCATTAGCATCCATATCTCCATCAAAAATAACAAGATTACCAACTGGTTGAATATTAGCCTCTAGACTCCAACTATTACCTGATCTATTGTAAATCCTAGGATTTAAACTACCACATGCTAAAAATCTTTGACCATCATTATCAATTACTGAAACTTTACCAAATAAATCATTATTAGCTACTCCTGAAATATCTTGTTGAGTTACCCATGTATTTCCACTTTTAATCCAAACTCTTACTAATCCATTATTAGTAAAATTACCACTATCTTGAGCAAATCCACCACTTAAGAAATAATTACCATCGTAACTAAATGACATAGTATCAAATAATGAAGCATTTCCAATGTTAGCATTTAAAGTTGTTTGTAAATTTGGTATTCCTGAATTAATTTTATAAATTAGACAATTTCCACCAAATGATTGACTATTTCCTTGAATTGCTAAAAAATTACCATCAGGATTTATGGCTTGCTGACTATACTCAAAATTTCCTATATTTGCGCTTAGGGCATAAGATCCTGATCCAGAGGCACTACCTGCTCCGAATCCCCTTGCGCTCAAAGAATTAAAAGTTGAGGTAAAAGACATTAACTAAACCTTCCTAAAGAACCTAAAACATCGTACGTAGGAGTTGTTGATGTTTTAATTATTGTAAAAGTATAAGCATTTTTACTATTTGCTGTTGTAGTTGGATTTACGCCATTAATCCATTTTATTGTTTGGGACGTACTATCTATATTAATATTGCTTACACTATAATTATTAGTTCCGGTTTGTAAAACATATGTTGCGGTAATGCTTTGACCATTTCCTAATAATGTATTTGCTGTAACTGAAGAATTCCCTCTAAAATTAATTGTAATATTGGCAGTAGCATTGGCATTGGTATATCTTATGCTATTACCTAATAAATCAAAATTATAGGTTCCTGTTTGGTTAGAAATTATTTCAGCATTTTCAATTCCATAATTAAAATTTATAACTGGACCACTAAAAACACCTACGACATTACCTGGAACTGTTAATACATTTGATGTTTTGTTAAATGTAAAATTAGCCGCTCCATTAAATGATCCAGCATCATTAAATTGTACTTGTGTATTGGCACCACCAACAGTCCCATTTGCGTTTGCTGTTCCTGCTGCCCATGTTAAATTTCCTGTCCCATCAGTTTGTAAATAATATCCATTTAATCCGCCATTTATGTGAACAACATTACTATTACCTAAAGTTACATTAGTTCCTGTAAAATTTACATTTCCAGAAACGTTTAAGCTTGTTAAAGTTCCAACATTTGTTATATTAGGTTGATTAGCTAATGTTATATTTCCAGCAAAATTTGCAAAATTACTATTAGCAGAAGGTGCCCAACTTAAATTTCCTGTTCCATCAGTTGAAATTACATAACTATTTGATCCACCCAATATTTTTAAATTACTAATATTTCCTAAATTAGCAGGACCATTAACATTTAAATTAGCTAAAGTTCCTAAACTAGTAATATTAGGTTGAGCATTTACTGTAATATTTCCAGCGAAATTAGCGAAATTAGCATTTAAAACATTACCAAAACTTAAGTTACCATTTCCATCAGTAATAATAGCATAATTTGCTACTCCACCTAATATTTTTATATTTGAAATATTTCCTAATGATAAATTAGAACCATTATATGTAACATTAGGTATGCCATTTAATATTCCACCATAATTATATTGTATTTCTTGATTGTTACCTCCAGCTCCTGTAAATCCTCCTAAACTTAAGTTTAAATTTATAGGTTCTGTAACAACTTCTACAATAGAATTATCCATTGTAATATCTAAATTTACAGGTTGTAATACAATATTGGCAGTTATATCAGACATTTTTATTGGTACCTTACTATGAACCCTAATGGTTCACGATTTATATCTGTTAAACTTGCGTTTGCTGTGCTTGCTTTGCTTATAGTTAATGTAACTAAAACCAATGTACTATTAGCAGTACTATTAGCTAATGCTACATTTGGAATACCAACATTTGCTGTACCAGTTATATTATTTCCTACGTATAAATAGGCAGTACCAGCATTAGCATTAATAAAATTAGTTTGTAATGTATAAGCATTAGCATTTGGTTGAGTTGCGTTTAATGTCAAATTACCTAAAACGACTTCGTTAGGAGTTAAAGCATTATAAGTTACATCAGTTACAGTATAAAATTTGGCACTAGTTGCTAATGTCCAACCATTTGCGTTAACAGCACCACCATTACTGTATGTAAAATTGATGGGCAAAGTGTATGCCTCACCAGTGTAAATTTCAAGACATTGCATTTCAGTGCCTGCAATTGTCATCGTTTTAGCGCCATTTAACAATAAACTCATTTTATTTGTTTCCTTTTAATTATTTAGACTTACTAATAGAAATACGACCTGTGCTAAAAATTACATTACTTGCACCATTCATATTTCTCAACATTACACCAGCATAATCAAATGATCCACCTATTCCTGTAAAACTTGTATTAATTTCATGCCTTATTGGCAAATTTGCTTTTAATTCAATAGTTTCTAATGTACTATCAACGGATGTGTATAATTGATCAGTGGCAGAATTACCTATAAAACTTGCCATTTGTATATTGCTATCTACGTTACTAAACATAATACACTCATAAACCAAATCAATATAGATGCCTGCCGCTAGATTGCCATAATATGCCATATCAACAGGATAAAATCCACTATCTCCAGTATTTGCTGCTAATTGTGCTGCCAAAGCTGGAGTAAATGTTCCTGTACTATTTGCTTGAAAACCGTTAGCTGTATTACTTGTACCTTGGTAATATGGATTAACTAAATTACTAGCAACATTTGTACCAATAAGATATTTTGGTTGAATTAAAAAATTATTAGCTAATATATTGGCAGTATTAGCTCCTGAACCCATACTTGCTAAATTAGCAGGTAAATTTACAGTGCTGGGTGGATCAGATATTGAATATCCATAACTTACTAAAACTTCACTAAAACTTGTTCCTGTTGTGATATTATTAAAACTTATTGTATTCGCTTTAATATTACCTCCTGCTACTCCACCTGTATTTGAGATACTATTGTATGAGGTAACACTGGGGCCGGGCCAATTGGCAACAAAACTACTACTGTTACTATTACTTCTTACCCCAACAAATTGATTTCTAGCAGTAACGCTCCAATAATAATTTCCAGTTGGAAGGTCAGTAGATGTAATACTAATATTACTATTACCAACTAGTGGTTGACCATTACCACTTACTGTTCTATAAAAAACATGATTGGCACTTACATTTGTATTACCATAATTAAAATCAAAATTAGTAATTAATCCTACATTTGGTACTGTACCAGTAATTGTAATTTCACTAATAGTATTAGACAAATTAATATTTGCTGTTGGTGGATTAGGAGTTGTAATTATGTTTGGATCAGTTAGTCCAGTGTTTGCTTCTGGGACAAAATCTGTTATGTCTAAATCATCATCATAGATTGATTCATTATATTCAAAAGCAACAATTCTTACACCTAATGATCCATCTTGATATTTTTCTTCGCTAACACTACTTGTGCGAAATAACTTATCAGTCCAACCATATGTAGCATTGGTTACTTTTATTACATCACCTGCTTCTATTACTATTCCACTATAATCTGTAGCAAAATTGATTACTAAATCTTCACGGCTTTGTAGTAATCGTCTTATACCTAAATATTTTGCTTGAACAAAATTATTAACTATACTAAATTGCGCTACTAATTTATTAACAGGTTCATTTGCGTTTAATAAACTTGGGTATTCAGTAAATAAATCCACAAAACAATTATCAATCTGATCTTTAATATTAGTATTTGGATATTGTACTTCTAGTTGGTTAAATGTAGCATTTAAATCTACTGGATTAACTTCTAATGGTCCTACAATGTTTTCATCACTTACACTAAACAAACTGTTAAACGTTGTATAATCTGTATAACTTTGATTAATAACAACTTTCCATTTACCTTCTAATTCGCTATACTGTAACCAACTATCGCAAGCATCAACTAATTGTTGTAAATTATCTAAGCAATTAGTGCCTGTATCGATTGGACCATCTATTCTATAACGAACTTGTGTTTGTGGATTGCCACTTGTATCAGTGTAATCAATTAATCCATCACTATATGTATCTAATGCTGTCAAACTTGTAGTATCTATTTGTGCTAATGGAATAGCACAACCATATCTAGTATTAAGCAAGTAATCTTTAATAACACTACCTGGTTTTGTTAAACTGTTTGTAAGTTTTGCTTGAACACTACCAATACTTGTTATACCTGCGTCTTGATTATAAATTATTTTAACAATAGCAAAACAGGTATTAGTCATATCTGCTGATTGACCATTATCTGTGTATAAGGCACTATTCCATCTTTGATCGCTAGGAATATCACTATCACTCATAATTTGTATAGCAGTTTGACCACCAGTGTTTACGCCACTACTACTTCCATTTGTAAACAAATATATGTATAAACTACCAGCAACTTTTGTATCTACCTGTGGTGTTGTGCTGTTAGTTGTTAAACTTACAACTTTGGCTGCGTCGGCTCCTGTACCAAATGTAACTAGTTTACCATCATAGTAAATTTCATTAAATGTATATGCGCTACCTGCTGTGGTATCTGTAACTTCAGCAAAACTACAACAATACCACATAGTTTTTTGATCAGTACTAATTTTAGCATCAGTAATACTAGGACCAATAAATCCTGTACCATAAAGTACTGGTAATTTATTATCTGTAGCTGGTGGCAATTGTTGGCGACTACCACTTGGCATTGTACCAGCAGCTTTTTTACTAGCACGATTTGCTAATAATCTGCTTACTTGAAAACTCAATACTGCTTTAATGGCAAAGGTAGCCACTGTGGCTGCGAAACCAGTTAATCCTATTGCTGCTACTAGTGCGCTAACAAATGCCATGTTATACTCCTGCTACCCAAGTTTCTTCAACTTTATTATATCCAAATCTACTAAAATCCAAATCAGGACTTTTAGTTGTTTTAGTCATTGTATAAAATTTAATTCTGTTATTTTTTACTAATAATTCTGCTTGTTTATTGTATTCTGTTATAAGTCTATAACCTATAGTTGTATTGCGATATTCTGGTTCAACATAATATGCCAATTCCTTTAATACAATAAGTTTTGGATCCCATATATTTTGATCAATTATAGATAAAAATAATCCAATTGGTTCAGTTTTTTCTGCTATTAATGCTATACCACGCCCATGTATGATAGCGTTATACAACATGCTTACATGTGTTTCATCACCCATATCAGTTAATGACTCTATTGGATTTAATTTTCTAAAATTATGTAACATGCGAATAACATGTGGAGTATCATATTTGTTTCCATTACGAATCATTAGAAACCTCCACCACCAGTTGTGTCAATCTCATTGTTAACAGCCTGACTAGTTTCTGTACTGGCTGCGCTACCAGTTGTTGCGGTTGCTGTTACTGGTTTGCCAAAATCAAATTGTTGATCAGCTATGCTATAAACATTATTCATACTACTATCTGTTGTATTGAAAAATTGCCAACTACTTTTATTTGTTTTTCTGCCAGCAATACGATTTTCCAAAATTGCTTTGTAACTACTAGCATTAATTGTTACAGTATAGGTATCATTATGATTTAAATTATCATACTCATTGCTAATATTGTAACTTGTTATTATGCCTGTAAAACGATTATAGGTATTTTGTAAATTATAATATGTGTTACTTGTATTTCCATAAAAGCCACGCAATATTTCTAGTTTACTTCCTTTAATTCTAGTTCCTAAAACAATAGCAATATTATTTCCACTTACACCACTAAGGCTTACACTTGTCATACCTTGCGTAACACGAATATCTCTTGGTTGTGCGCCAACTGACAATAAACCACCTAATGCTTCATATGTTGTACCACTTATTGTTTCATCTTTGTATGCGCTACTAAATGTATAAATGGCACTTATGCCACCATTACTGGTATTGCCATATTCGTTATAAACAGTCATTTTTACAAATTCAGCACTGTTTATAAATGGTGTATTATTACCTACCTCTGGAATAACCTGCATTATACACTCTCAATATATTCATAAAGTTCAAAATTGTCACTAAATTCAATTAACGCATTGTTAACTAAAGTAGTGCCAACTTTTTCATAACCACCTGGTATCAATTTGTATGTTGGCATATTAGGACAAAACATTTTAAATTGGCAATCAACTCCAACTGTTATTCCTAATCCTGCTACGCTACTATCAAACCAATTACCACGATTTGTTGTTATTGTAATTGTACTATCTACACCTCTTACAACTTGTGTAGTGCTTGTAAAGGGATGTGGGATAGTTCCAATTTGTATTAGATCATTTGGTTCAAATAAAACTCTAGTGCTTGGTGTACCTGGTAAATTTTGTAAGACTAATTGATTTCCAACAAAACTTTGTACAGCCAATGTGCTTACTTGTAAACTATTCATTGTACCTTGATAACGAAATATCCAATTGATTGCGGGTAAATTACCAAATGTTATAGTTTCTGCTTGATAACGATCTAATGTATCAAGTGCTTCTAATAAATCTCTATTACTCCAATATCTAAAACGATTTGCTATGCTTAAATTAAAACGCCATGGATTAGTAGTTGGTGTTAGACTGGTACGCTGTGCCTCATTTCTTGTAAACTGTATGCCTACCATTTTTCTACGATTCATTGTAAGTCCATTACAATAATTAACAATTGTTTGTAATCCTGCCATGTTATGCTCCGTAAGGCGTTTCTCGTCTTGCCATTTCTACAGTTCCTAGTAATGTTTTACGATTTTCCGCAAATAATTGTGCTACACTTTTAGCATCTAAGGCTGAAATATTATTAGTTATATAATTATTAGTGACTGGAGCATTAACTGCGCCAGTAGCTAATCCTTTAGTCATGGCTTCATTTGGTACAATACTTCCAGTTGTTCTTGGCACAAACAATTCAGGCCCACGCTCACCTACCAAACTTGGTTTGTTCACTGGAGGTGTACCACCGTTTGCGAAAAAGCCTCCCAAATCTAAGTTACCAAAAGCACTGCCTGTACCAAATCCACCACCGCCAGTAAATAAATTTCCTAGCATACTAAAAATACTAGTGCCTCCACCGCCACCACCAAATATTTTAGCAGCACTTGCTTTAAGTTGTATGGCTAATATATCTTGTATAACACTTTTGGCAAAATCTTTAAAACTAAATTTGCCTGTTTTAGTAAAATTATCAATTGCGCTATTCATGTTACTAGTAACACTAGTAAATATATCACCTGCTCTTTTAGCAGCATTTGTACTACTATCCATATATGATTTAAAGGCTTCATTCCAACCATACTCAAATGTACGGCTTGTGTTAGCCATTTCTAATAATTTACCTTTTAGTTCATCTGCGTTTTGATTTATTCTAATCATGCCTTGCTCAAACTCATCCATGTTAGCAGGCGTGATTTCACCAAATGCTTCAGCAAATTTTTCTCTGGCATTTTGTGCCATGTCATTTACTTTAGCATTAATATTGCTTATTTCTTTCTCAAAAGGTGACATTTTAAGTTGATCACCTTCTAATGTAACTTTTCTTAATTCTTCTTCAAGTGGTTTAAATGCTTCAGCAACTTGATAGGCTCTATCAGTTTGTTCATCTATAATACGAACAATATCTTCATTGATTTTTTTCCTTGCTGCTTCAACTG